ACTTATTGGAGAGTTTGTTAATGACGCTAAACGCTCTGTAGAAGACTCCTACGACTGGACAGCCCTACGTACTACACTGACTGTAACCACAGACGACTCAACCTTTAACTATGTGTTGACTGGTTCACAGAACAGAATGAAGCTGCTGGACGTTATTAACGACACTTCAGACTGGTTCATGCAGTACCGTCCTTCTCGCTGGATGGACAACGCTTTCTTGATTGAGACACCACCTCTAGGCGCTCCACAGTTCTACAGCTTCAACGGCGTTAACGCTGCTGGTGACAACGCTGTGGACATCTACCCTAAGCCTGACGGTGTGTATCAGCTGCGCTTTAATGTGGTGCTGCGTACAGCAGACTTCACAGAAGATACAGAGACTCTGGCAGTACCTTCGTCACCTGTAGTGCAGATTGCTACAGCACTGGGTGCTAGAGAGCGTGGAGAGACTGGTGGTACAAGTGCAGCAGAGTTGTTTGCTCTGGCTGATAGAACATTGTCTGATGCTATTGCTATAGATGCGTCACAACACCCTGAAGAAACTATCTGGTATTCTTAATGGCACAACAACTACAGAACATTACAGTAGCTGCTCCAGGCTTTTTTGGTCTTAACACACAGGACTCACCTATTGGTGTTGATCCTTCGTTTGCCGCTGTTGCAGACAACTGTGTTATTGACAAGCTAGGTCGTATTGGTGCGCGTAAGGGCTGGGTAGAGGTATCTACTAATGGCTCTTCTGTACTAGGCAGCAGCCGTGGTATAGAGATGGTGTACGAGTACATTGATAACTCTGGTGACAAGGTTGTGTTGTCAGCAGGTAACAATAAAGTATTCTCAGGTACTACAACGCTTACAGATATTACTCCTAGTAGTTACACTCCTACAGCTAACAACTGGAAAGCAGTGACACTAAACAATCATGTCTACTTATTCCAAAGAGATCACGAGCCTCTGTTAGCTTCAGACGAGTCAGGCTCTTTTGTTATGGAGACAATGTCAGGCCATTCTCACAGCACAGGTATTGCTCCACAAGGCAACGAAGTCTTAGCAGCCTACGGTAGACTCTGGGTAGCTGACGTTACAGGTAACAAGCACACTGTCTACTGGTCTGATACACTTAGTGGCCATCACTGGACAGGAGGCACTACAGGCTCGTTAGACGTTACTACTGTATGGCCTACAGGCTTTGACGAGATAACGGCTCTAGCGGCCCACAATGGCTTTCTAATCATCTTTGGCAAGAAGTCTATACTGGTGTACTCAGGAGCCTCCTCACCAGCCTCTATGACGCTTACAGACACCATAGAAGGCGTTGGTTGCATAGCCCGTGACTCAGTACAGCACACAGGCACTGATATACTGTTCTTGTCTGAGACAGGTGTACGTAGCTTTGGTAGGACTATACAAGAGAAGTCCATGCCTATGCGTGACATCAGCAAGAATGTACGCACTGACTTAATAAACTTAGTACAGCTACAGACTAACGCTATCAAGTCACTGTACAGTTCTGAGGAAGCCTTCTACCTGTTAACACTGCCTGACAGCAACACTGTGTACTGTTTTGATATGCGTAGACAGCTAGAGGATGGCTCACATAGAGCTACTACGTGGTCTGGTATGTATCCCCTGTCGTTTGCTGTGTTGGAGGGTGGTGATATATACATAGGCATTTCTTCAGGCATTGTTAAGTACACAGGCTACATGGATGGTGCTGACAAGTACGAGATGCGCTACTTCAGTAACCCTATGGACTTTGGTAATACATCTAATCTGAAGTTCCTAAAGAAGTTTAACTTGACTATTATTGGTGGTCAGAACACACCTACTACACTTAACTGGGGTTATGACTACACAGCTAACTATACAAAGCAAGCCTTTACATTTGGCTCTGCTAACATTGCTGAGTATGGCATAGCTGAGTACAACACGACAGGCGAGTACACCTCCTCTATTCTCATCAACACTCCGAAGGTTAACACTAGCGGTAGTGGTGAAGTAGTAACCATTGGCCTTGAGGCAGAAGTCAATGGCGCTCCATTCTCAATTCAAAAAATCGACATACATGCTCTACTAGGGAGACTTATCTAAATGTCTAATTACACTAAGACAACTAACTTTGCTACAAAGGATTCTCTCCCTTCAGGCAATGCTGCGAAGATTGTGAGAGGTACAGAGATCGACACTGAGTTTAACAACATAGCGACAGCTAGTGCTACTAAAGCTGACTCTGCTGATCCTACATTTACTGGTACTGTAACAGCCGCTACCGTAAACGTGACAGGCACACTGACGGCTGACACAATTACTGGAGGGTCGTACTAATGAGTAACGGTTTAGGATATACAGCAAACCCAGGAGCTGATGATCCAGGTAGCCCTACGTACACAGGAACAGGTGGCGCAGGAGCTTTACAACCAGCAGGCGGGTTCTTTAGCGACCTAGTTGACTTTTTAGGAACACCTAGTGTTAACCAAGGACTACGTACAGCTGGTGAGTACTACTTAGGTAGAGAAAATATAAAAGATGTCCAAAGACTAGGCCGTGAACAACAAGAACAAGCAGCCATCTTAGCAGAGAGAGCGAGAGCAGGTACAGAGTTTAGACCATACACTGTTACTAGCGGTCTAGGGCAGGTTGTTACAGACCCTACTGGTGGTATTGCTGTACAGCTATCTCCAGAGCAACAGGCTATACAGGCGCAGCTACAGGGCCAAGCAGCGAGTTTGTTTGGACAGGTAGGTCAAGACCCAGCAGCACAGCAGGCAGCTATCTTTGAGCAGATTAGAGCTACACAGCGTCCTGAAGAGGAACGTCAGCGTCTAGCACTGGAAGAACGTTTGCTGTCACAAGGCCGTCTAGGTCTATCCTCTGCTGCTTATGGAGGTGCATCTCCTGAGCTATTGGCACAAGAGACTGCTCGTCAGGAAGCTATGGCACGAGCTAGTTTAGGCGCTAGAACTCAGGCACTAACAGAGCAGCAACAAGCCCTAGCAGGCGCTACAGGGTTGCTACAAGCTGGTTATCAGCCACAGAGAGAAGCTCTGGGTCTTCTAGGTGCTGCTACACCTGCTGCTACCTTTGCTGATGTTGGCCGTAGAGAAGGTACTGAGCTGGAATCTAAGCTACAAAGCGTTGGCATAGAGTCTCGTTTACAAGCTGAAGATTTAGCTAACCAGTTACGTCTTGACCAGCAGCGGCAGCTACTAGGTGGTTTACTAGGTCAGCAGCCTACATACGCACAGCAGCTACAGGCTAAAGAACTAGGTATCGATCTAGGTCAAGCCAGTGGTTTGTTTGGTAACTTAGGCGGCTTGGTTGACGATGTAGGTGGCTTTTTTGGATCAATCTTTGGAGGTGGTTAATAATGGCTAGGGATATTGCAGGATTTTTAACAGGCATAGGTAGCACACAGCAGCCTGTACAACAAGCTGTGCCAGGTACTCCAGGCTTCCGTGGACAGTTCGGTGCAGCTAGGGCACAAGGCTTAGGGGCTGGTTTAGGTGGACTAATGCGCCGTGGTGCGCCTTCTGCTCAGGAGCAAATACAGCAAGCTATGGGTCAACTAGACCTTACTAAAGTAGATGACTTAGCAAAACTAGCTAGGATTCAACAAGCTCGTGGAGACTTAGCAGGAGCTGCTCAGACCGCTAATAAGATACAAGCAATAAGAGAGCGTGAACGCTTAATAAAAGAAAACGAAGAACAGAAGTTACTGGACGAGCAGACTAGGACAGCTAAAGAGCAAAAAGAGCAAGAAAGATGGGAAGCGGGTCAAAAACTAAAAGAAGACGCTCTAGAACTTCAAAGACAAAGACTAGCAAAAGAAGGAGAGAAGGGCAGGGCACAACTACTTAAAGACGATAAAAAAGCTATTAGATCGTATGAAGACCAAGCTAGTAATAGTTCAGGAGAGGCTTATAGAGCCTTGGATTTAGCTAATCGTTACGCATCCATGTCACCTACGGGCGGTGTTGTTGGTAGAGCCTATGGTGCTTTTAAAAGTCTTTTAGGTGCTCAAACTGAAATAGATAGTCTAAAAACAGAATTTACAAGATTATCGAATACAGGTATTATTAATTCTTTGCCTCCAGGCGTAGCTTCTGATAGAGACATTTCTCTTATTTCAGAAGGTTTTCCTGATTCTAGCTGGAGCCCAAAAGAAATAGAAAGGTTTTTAAGGGCTGTGGCTAAAATATCTGCTTATGACGCTGAGAGAAATGCGTTTAGGGCTAAATACGTCGAAGACAAGGGAGGTGTCGAAACAGGCTTTACAGACGCTTGGCGGGAAAAGATAAACGAACCAGGGTATAAAGAGGCTGTGGCTGGAAAGTACGGGTTTGAGTACGATATACCAGAAACAGACGTGATTTTTGACGCAGATAGAGCAAAAGCCGCAGCAGCAGCGGCAGCAGAGCAAAGAGAAAGAGGGCAAAGAATAACGCAAACTCCTTCATCGTCTGCTCAAAGTGTAGCAGAAGCCTTTAAATAATTTAGGAAGATTAACATGGCAGATAGAACATTACCTAACGGGCGCATTATTAAAGGTGTTCCAGACGACTTTTCTAATGAGGATTTAAAAGCATACGCCATAGCTGAAGGTTTTGCTACAGAAGAAGACTACAACCAAGACTTTGAGACTTCAGCAGATTATCTTTCCTTGCTTGGTGAAGTAGGCGGCGGTCTAGGCGGTGCTTATCTAGGAGCTGCTTATGGCAGTGCTGTAGGGCCAGTGGGTACTCTAATTGGAGGAGCTTTAGGAGCAGGTATAGGGTACTTTGCAGGAGAGTTAGGAGAGTCTTACGCAGAAGACAGAGACTTTGACGTAGAGCAAGCAGGAACTGAGGCTTTACAGGCAGCAGCAGTAGATGCCATGTTTGGGGCAGGGTTTAGCGCCATAGGTAAGGTTGTTTCTAAAGTGTGGTCACCTGTTGACAAACTGTTTTCTCCTACTTACATCAGAGGAGGCAATGAGTCCGAAGCTGCACAGGCTGCTTTAGCTATACAGAGAGGTGAGAAAACTCTTGATGACGTAGTAGCAGAAGGTTTTTCTCCTGAGCAATTAAACCTCATTAGAACAAACTTAGGAAAACGAACAGAAGAGTTAGAGCAGATTGAAACTCTTAACACTAAGCTGAGGGCAAGAGGCGCTCAGATGCTTCCACAGCAAGCTACTCCTGAGTTTAGAGGAGCTGGTTTAGCACAGGACTACGCAGCAAGCTCTGCTTTTCTAAAGTCAGAATATGAAGCTATATTAAAAGACCAGTCAGACTGGATTAAAGATTCTTTTGAGGAAGTTTTAACAGGTCAGTTAAGCAAAGGACTAAGCAGAGATCAGTTAGGAACAGCAGTACAAGCTCTTGTTCAAGATGCTGATAAGGCTTTGTCAGCTAAGGCTTCTAGTCTCTATAGAGCTATTGATAAAGAAGGTGCTGTATTCTTAGGAACAGGAGCAGTCAAGAACAATGCTAAACGCGCTCAACAAGCTGGTGCTAGTTCGTCAGACGTAAACAGCGCAGCTAAGGTTATTTTAGGCTTGAGTGATAAGCTATCTCCTGCGGAGACTACTAAGGCGATAAACCGACTGAGAACTTTGTCTAAGAACTACCAGAACCCTAAAGCTAGAAACATGCTTAACAGTGCAGCTGCCAATCTGAAGAATCAAATGGCTAGGCATGAAAGACTAATTAAGACAGAGGACACCCGACAGCTAGGAACTAAGGCACTGAACGAGTTGACTAAAAGGTCTGGAGAGTCTGGTATTTTAGGTGCTCATAGAAAGATAGCTGAGAAACTTGTCAGCATGAGAGATGAAATGTCTTTTGCTGAGACTCACCTAGAGCTTTCTACCTTAAAAGCCATGCAAAGGGATGCTGCTGCTTCTATGGGCGAGAAAAGCTCTAAAGCTGAGAACCTGATTAACAAGGCTATTGACTCTTTATCTAAGTCTATGGACACTAAGGCTAACCAGTTTAATCCTGTATTGAACCAGAAGTACAAGCAGGTATCAGACCTGTATCGTGAAGGCATTAAAGACATACACGGAGACTGGATTGTCAAGTCTGTTAATCAAGGTAATCCTGCTAAGATAGGCGAGTTCTTGGCGTTAAACGGAGAGAGAACTGGTATTGAACAACTAGGTAAGCTGATCAATAGAGCTAAGTCTTTAGGCAAGGATGTGGACGGAGAAAATCTGTTCAAGTCTATTGAAAGGTCTTACTTAAACTCCTTGTTCCCTACTAGATCGCCAGAAGAAGGTGTAAACTTTGTAAACAAAATAAACAATGAAAAGTTTGCTGACACCTTTAACGCTATTGTAGGCAAGGAGAGAGGCAATAAGATTAGAACCTTGGCTAATGAAATAGATTTATTAGCTAAGGGAATACAAGGATCAGAAGGTGCTCTGTCTTTATCTATTAGAGGCGGTGAAATATCTACTGTTAAAAGTTTTAGTCTATCAGGCGCTATTTTCTATGGTCTTTTAGGTAAGGCTGTAAAAGGCCAGATAAGCCCAGAGAACGTTACTAAGAAGATAGCACTGGCTAAACAGGCTAATGCGAGACTAGCTAAAGGAGAAGCAATCCCTCAAGGAATGATAGCTGGTATACTGGGCAAAGAGGATGCCTTAAAAGTTGCAGGTCTAATGACTGGTGCTTTAGTCCCGCAAGAGTAAACAAAAAAGCCCTGCGTAGTCATCTACACAGGGCTTTTTAGTACCTACAGAGTCTACACTATCTCACACGCACCACCTACACACGCTAACTCTTGACTTCCTGTCGTGTTATCCTCTTCCTCGTACTTCTCCAGGTCGTTCCAATCCACCCCCTGCGGCATAGACGCTACTAACTCATCATACTTCTCAGCGTCAATGTCCTCATACGGAGCTTGTTGATATACATGATCACTATATGGCAACAAACTAATCCCACTACACAGATCA